CCCGCATTCGTTCTGCCGACTCCTTAGCTCGGCGTTCCTCATGGTAATCGTATTTGAGTTTATCAATACGTTTTTGTACCCTATCGCTAACGTCCTCAAGCTCTTCCTCGTGGGCTTTAGCGTCTGGGTCTTTCTTTGCGACCTGGTCCCCTTCGGGACGGTCATCAACCACTTCAATTTCAATATCGGATTTGTCGGGACTCTCGATGGTTGTAGGTTCTGCGAACCCCAATTCATCGACAGGCAAATCGACCTTTACCTCTACTTCCTCTTGAGTGGTTTCTTGATTAGCTTCTGTATTCATACTTTTGCTATACCTCTAGGATCATCGACAACCGCTTCAACGGTGTCGTCATTAATTAAACGGAACTCTTTCCCATGAATTTTAATTCTTGTTCCAGAATACGCTCGCATTAAGACAAAATCGCCTTCTTTGCACCAAGCTCCCGTTGGGAATCTTACTACATCTCGATAGGCTAATGGTCCTAGTTTCATAACAAAACCAATAATGGTTGATAATTCTTCTGCCTGCAACGTCTCAGATGCTTTGATAATACCTCCTTCGGTCTTATCTTCCACATTTGGAAGTGCAATCAGAATCTTCCAACCGCACGGTTCTGGCAATTGTGAGGCGGTAGTGACCGCTTCTTCTACACCATTCCCGTTGGTAGCTATTTCTGCTTCCATTCTTACTCCTTATGCAACGACTTCACGAGGGGTCGTAGTTCCCCCTGCGTCCTTTAACGGACGTTACGAATGCTCTAACTTCTCTTGAAGATCGAGCAACTCCCGTTCAGCAATAGCGAGACCTTCTATAGTCCCACACATTCGCTTATATTCGGGAAAGTCAACAGCACCTCCAGTGGAGATGTTGTCGGCTATTTCGTTCATTTTATTACGCAATACCTTGCGTAAGTGATCAAAACTGTTTTCGTAAGACGCTTCACTCATCGTCTTCTTTCATTAATTCCTTTGCCACTTCTGCTCCTATTTTTGCTCCTTCGATACGTTCTCGGCTAGAGATTTCCTCTCCTTCCATTTCTGCTTCCAAAGCCTGCTTCGCTGATTCCGCTCCGATCTTGGCTCCCGCTATACGTTCCTGAGCGTCAATTCTTTCAGCATCTAATTCATTTCTGTCTCTAGCTTTCTGTAAGTCAGCCTGTATTCTAGCCTGAGCCTCTAAAGCCTTACGCTGCACGTCTTGTTCCTTGATTGCCAATTCTCTTTGTTGCATCTGAATAACTGGGTCTTCCATACGTTCCTGTATCTGTTGCATCTGCATTTCGGCTTGGTCTTTGCCCAACAGTCTTTCGGCGGCAGCAGCCGTTAGAGCAGAAAGTTGTTTCTCGACATCTTCTGGTAATGGTTCGCCGATGGGTGGAAGTTCCACACCAAGTTGTTTTTCTAATTCTCGGCGGTATTGGAAAGCGATGTGTTCGGTAACGTGAGCCGCAAACGCTCCCTGCAAGGCTTGAACATTTGGTGACTGGGATAGCAATTCCTGCATCTTCGGGTCTTGAGCGGCTGCCATGTGAACCTGTATATGAGCCTCATGGTCTTGATACTCGTATGCTTGTATAGGCACATTGTTCAATATGTTCATGTTTTCGGTCACTGGGTCTAATGGCGGTATCTCGTCTTCTGTCGGTACCAGATCATCGGCATCTCTAATGCCCAGCACATCAAGCATTTGACGGTGTAATTCGGGTAAGTCATAAAGTTGCGGAGCTGTATTAGAAAGCTGTAAAGCCGCTTGATACTGCATAATTCTTTGTGACATAGTAGCGGCATTTGGATTAGAAACAGGCAACACATCAACCCTTTGGTCAAAGTCTTGGGCTACTAGAGCCTCTTCTTCTTTAGTTTCGTAAGGGTAGGCTTCTGGACCTTGATCTCGTATAACATTAACTAAAATGCGAAATTCTCTTTTCATCGCCGCATGGAGTCTGGCTTGAATAGCAGACATAACCTTCATGCTACGTTCCATAATTGCCAATGTCGTTCCCACAGGAGCCTCGTTGTTCATATCCGCAATCTTCATATCGGCTACGGAAGCAAACCTACGTCCTTCTTCCACAATGGTTTGAAGCAACTGATACAGAACCACGCTTGGCTCCTTGTACGGAAGAAAGGTGATATTATCTTTAATAGCACCACCAGGAATATCCACGTCCCTAAACTCACCAGGCATGATGGGGGAATCATCGCCCTTAATACGCAGTCCTCTTGACTTCAAACCACCAGGAAGGTTGGACAGGGTACCTGCATCAACCAATTGTCTGAGTAATGACGTTGCTGACTTGGATAAACCACCGACTAGGTGGATTAAACCGAAGCCATAAAAGCCTAAACCTGGAAGATATTCGTAATGGACAAAGTGCTGTCTCGCCATTTTCTGTGTATCGTCCTGATACCAGTTACGATAGATGGACAATACCTTAGTTGAACTTAAATCAATGGTTACTACATAAGGAAGCTCAATACCTGTCTCATTTCCTGCTGTGTCCACGTCTTCGTGCCCACTCAGGTCTAAATTAACGTGCATTTCTAAGATCGTATAACGATTATCAAAATTATAATCAGGACTATCTCCCGTTAACTGATCGTATTTGCGTCTAACTTCGTCAATATCGGGGGATGGGTCGGGTAATTCAATATCTCGATAAAATCCTGCTACCTGTAGCTTCCTGATGTCGTTTTTGGTCTTCTTCATCACCTGTGTGACACGGGAAGCGGTCAATAAGTCGCTGGCTCCGTAAGAAACCACTAAATCTTCGGCAGGCACAAAGATAGAACACGGTCTGCCCATGCTAATATCGTAATATATCTTTCTGAATGCCGATCCTGCTAGTGGTAAGCTGAATAATAGCTTTTCGGTCTCGCTACGGTACTCAACCATGCGTTCCGTCAGCATATAATTCATGTAATCCTCGACTCGAAACGCCTGTTTTTCCTTTTCGTCCGTAATTTTCCCTAATATCTGCGTTTTTACAGGTCCTGAGGCGGGAAAAATCTCCGATATTGCTTGTGATTGGAAGCGAACTACCGATTCTGTCAATAATGGGTGAAAGACACCACAAGCTCCCGCCCAAGGCTCTGTTCGATCTTCAATTTGTAATCCTAATTGGTCTAAACCCTTGCGATAAGTGTCTTCCCAGTCCTGTCTGGAGTCTTTATCGCCCTGATATTGCGAAATTAGCTCGCCACCTAAAGTGTCTAACTCGCCTTCTTCCATCGATTCGGCTAAATTATCGTTAAAACCGCCTGCAAATTCCTCTTCGCCGTCTGTAAAGTCGATCAACATACCGCCGTCTTCGGTTTGCACGCCAACCGCTTCGGGATTCAGAATGGAAATCTCCAATTCCTCGTCCTTAATCTCACCATTCGTAGGCGGAATTTGCTTTTCTATTGCCATAAATTACTTCTTTGTTTTATCTACCCGTCTTACAGGTACTTTCACTGTAGTCCAAGCCTCATCAACATCGAGAGTGGATTTATCATCTCCCTTATAACGACCTTTGGCAGTACGAGCACGAACCCGTTTAGTAACGGTCTTGGGTTCGGCTTTCTTTTTTACTACGGCTGAGGTTTTCTTTGGTTTCTCTGAACTTGAAAAAGCCCATTCTATGCCAGCTCTAATGTTGGCTCTTACTTTATTCCAAATAGACATAACTGCTCCTATGTTTAGTTGTTCATTATTTTCTGGCACCCTTGCTTTCGTGCCTACGATCTTTGTAGCTCTGCTTCTTGGTACTTTCCTTACCCCGTCTCATGCCCAAAGACTCGTCCAAACGGTCTGCTGATGTTTGTTTCTTTTGGTGATGGTTGTATTTGCGTTTGACTTGATCTTGATACATCTCAACATCTTCTTCGACAAACAGCGAAACCTCACCTACATTGGCATAGCCTTTGCGGTCTTTAGGATTAACGTATTTATATTGATAAGTAGTTAAACCTTTTTTATCTTTTTTAATTTCAGCCATAATTTCTCCTAGCTAATAATAATCTGCTCGTCTGTCACTCAATAGAGGTTCGTCCTCTTCATCGGTGGCAAGCGGAATAAAGCCGCCCTGTCTAAAACGCAGTAAAGCCTGCGTACTGGAATCCACCAAATCATCGTGATCGCCGCTCGGAAACGCAGCAAATTCCTCTATTACTTCTTCTGAAAATCTTCTTTCGGGAACCCACACAGAACCAGATGCGAACAAATCGGCAACAGCATTAACTCTTGCAATTTTATCGTTACCTCTGGACGGTGAATATTCCGATACGGGTATTCC